CTTGAAGTTCTGCTTGCTAATTCAACAGGTACAAGTACAGAAACTAATGGTGTTAAGAAAAGCTCCGGTTTAGACTATAAGCCTTCTACTGGAGAACTTAGAGCAACAAGTTTTACTGGTGTTGGTGGTGATACTACACTTGGTAGTAATTATGCAAAGGATTCATCTGAACAGGCTATTGCAAGTACAGACTCAGTAAATGAAGCTCTTGGTAAACTTGAATACAAGGCGGATAATCGTGTAAAGTCTGTTGAAACATCTACTGCTACTACTGGCACAGGTGTTAAGGTACTGGCAAGTTATAACAATACAACAAGACGTATTTCGCTTAAGAACATTGTTGTTTCATAAAGGAAGGAGTGAAATCTATTTATGGCAACTTATTCAAATTCAGCAAGAGAAGTTGAAATGCCTGATGGTAATGTGGTAGTTCTCCATAGTGAACCTACAGGCGGAGCAAATTCAACTTCCAATATTAAGAAATTTACTTACGATGACAACGGTCATGTTACAGCCAGTTCCGCTGCCGATGCTGAAGATCTTAACCTTGATAGCTATTCTACTCCGACAACTGGAACAACAGCTATTGGAACAAGTGACTCAGTACAGACAGCTATTGGTAAACTTGACCATCAGAGTCAGATAGACCAAACAAATATTTTGTATGCCATTAATACGGGCGTGAAGAATATATTACCAGTCGATTCTTGTAATGTTTCGGCTGCGGCTTATTTACTGCGTGATTATGAAATGAACGTACCTGCCGGTGATTATATATTTTATATAAACGTCACATCAACAACAGCAACAGGTATACAGGTCATAACATCAATAGGCGCAGATGATGGACAGCACAGAACCGGAGTAAAAACAATTGGTCTAAGCACAGGCACCACTGGCGTTATATCTGAAAGCATGACTGTTTTAGCAGGAACAACATGTATAACTTTATACGTAAACGGTGCAGCTAATATTCCTGAAATAATGCTTTGTCCGAAACAACTTTGGGACACTCTCGACCATACTTTCCGGCATGGTGCCCTACCAAATTCCGATTTGACACAGATGGTTTCGGATTTACAGAAAAAGGCTGTAAAAGTTTATAGTTATCATGTTAATCCAACTGAAAGCGATCCTGAGGATGCTGTTACATATCTTGACGATGCAGTAGGCATGACACCTGCAAAGATGGGAGCAAGCACTTTCAGCTATGGTTCATGGTCTAACGCTTGGTTCTTACCACGTCCTTGTATGCTCAAGTCAGACGGTACTGTTGCATACTATCTTAATCCAAATGATTACAGCAAGAAAACAGATGGTACAGCTTCTGATATTGCAGACGCAAGCTATGACGGAAATGTTATGCTTGAATTCCCTAAGATTTGGATAAAGCGTGTTGCAGGTGCTACAGGTGAAAGAACTGTTTCGATTGCTCCTGTTAATGTTGATGGAACTTACAAGTGTTGGAGTAACATCAACGCTGACAACAAGGAAATCGATCATTTCTATTTACCTGCATATAACGGCACAATTCACAGTAGCAAGATGAGATCGCTCTCTGGTGTAACGCTTAATTCTACATATGCACCAAATTACACAAGAGCACAGGAAGTCACAGCGGCAACTGCAAATAACCCGTCCGGTAAGAATATGTGGTACACAGAAGTATGGGCTGACTATTGCTTAATCTTTGATTTACTTTATCTCATGGGTAAATCGTTAGACGTTCAAAGAACTTTCGGACAAGGCTTGTCATCCGGTTCTGAAACTGCAATGCGTGCATATGTTACAGGTACACATAATTCAAGAGGGCTTTTCTATGGTGATGTTTCAGGAACAGAAACGGCTGTAAAAGTTCTTGGCATGGAAAACATATGGGGTTGCAGATGGCATGGTGTAGCAGGGCTGATTAATGATAACGGCACACTTAAAGTCAAAATGACATACGGCAATGCTGATGGTTCTACAGCTATTGGATACAACACAACAGGTAGCGGCTATCTCACGTACGGTTCAACCTACGGTACAAACGGATATGTCAAGAAAATACAAGCCGATAACGCTATGGGATATAAGATCATTGAAACCAGCGGTACTGACGCAACGTATTACTGTGATTATTACTATACTAACAATTCTCAGTCAAACTATGCCCTTTTGGGCGGTCGCTCCGGCGATGGCGCTGGTTGTGGTTTCTGTGTCCGTCTGTACGATGGGGCTGCGCGTGCGGATTGGACTGTTGGGGGCTCGCTCTCTTGCAAGCCGTAGGGTTGCTGAGGAAAGAGGTTTGGAGAAAACGTAGTTGTCTCCAATAAAACCCTAAATTGTGCAATAACAAAAATTAAATTGATTACAACAAATATAATAATATACAGGGTTTATCGAAGCAAAAGCCCTTTTAGGCGGTAACTCCGACAATGACGCTAATTGTGGTTTCTATGTCAATCTGAACAATGAGGCTGCGAATACGAATTGGAATATTGAGGGCTCGCTAACTAATCCTTAACAAAAGCTTATATAAAATATACGCTTCGTTAAGTCCTTACCCCTTGGTAAAATTTGCTTTCGACATACAACTGTTAGTAATTGATGTTTCTTTTTGGGTGGGTGCTTTATGCACCTAACAAAGAAAGTGAGACAACAAAGAAAATGGTTAAGAAAGGATAAGAGAGATTAATGAAAACTTATAGACATTTATGGGAAGAACTGATTTCTGACGAAAACATTCGAGAGGCTGTATATAATGCTTCTCATGGATCTGTAAGAGGCAGAAGGCAAGCACAACTCAGAGCGATTTATGAAAACGTGGACGCTGAGATACCGAGAATACGAGACATAATAGAGAACTACATTCCGATACATCATAAAACAATGACAATCAATGACGGTGTATCTCAGAAAAAACGAGAAATAATTGTTCCGACTATCTATGAACACATAACGCAACACGCTGTTATGCTTATATTAAAGCCGATCTTTATGAAAGGTATGTATGAACATTCATATGCTTCAATACCGGATAGAGGTTGTCATAATGGTGCGTTCCGCATGATGAAGTGGATAGAAGAAGGCGGCAGACATATCAAATACTGCGGAAAATTCGATATAAGAAAATTCTTTGAAAACATAGATCAAGACATTCTTATTGACAAACTTAATAGAATCATTGACGATGAAAGATTTATGGATTTGCTTATAAAGATAATACGCACTACAGAAAAAGGTTTACCTTTAGGCTTTTATACGTCACAATGGTTTGCTAACTTCTATTTGCAAGACTTCGATCACTTCATAAAAGAGCAACTTGGCATCAAATACTACATGCGTTATATGGATGATATGGTCATCTTCGGTTCAAACAAGAAAGAGCTGCATAAAGATAAAGATTTGATGCTTGAATACTTGCAAGAGAATCTTCATGTGTGGTTTAAAGATAACTGGCAGATATTCAGATTTGATACTAAAGAACATAAAGGCAGATTCGTTGATTTTATGGGTTTCAGATTTTACCGAGATCATACAACAATGCGTAGATCTATAGCAAGAAAAGCAATGGATTTAGCATATAAACTCAGCAAAAAGGAAACCATAACTGTAGAAGACGCACGAAGGATGCTTGCTTATTATGGATGGATAAAACACACAGATTCATATAAGTTCGTACAGAAATATATTGACCCATATGTTAGTTTTGAAAAGCTTAAACAAATCATATCAGAAGATAGCAAAAGGAGGGCTTAATGATGTGGAAGAAAGGTACAAGCACAGAGATACTTCCAGCGATTGACGATACATCATCAGCTACGTATGTATATCTGTATAGGAACTTTGTAGAAAAGCAAAGAGAAAATGAAACAGGCGAACCTGAAACATACTATGAATACGAATATGCCAAAATCAAGAAAGAAGCATATGACTATGTAAGAGAACTTTGGGCTACTGAGGATAGGACAACCGAAATCGAGGATGTTCTTGCAGAAATTCTTTTCGGAGGTGACGAATAATGAGTACAGCTAAATTAAAACTCATGGTGTCAGTTTTCAAAAGACGTATGGCAGAAGGCGAAACCTTCGAAGAAGTAGCAAGAAGTTATCCGAAACTTACAGCAGTTGACATAGCAGAAATTGAGGAAGCTTTAAGAGCTGAGTGATACATACAAAATTCAAGTTTGATTCAGAGGTGAGAATATGAAAAAGTTTTTAAGTGTTTGGGCTGAACGTGAAGATTTTAGATTATTAGGTGCTTTAGTTATCGGACTTGCAGCATCGGCTATCAGCCTTATCTTATCCCTTGTACTAACAGTAAACAATCATCCGAAGATTGGAACAGTGTTTTGTTTTGCATGTATAATTCAATTTTTTGCCGCTTTCATATTCGATCCTGATGAACACTAAACCAAATCCCAGTTTGGTACACCGTCGAACTAAACACTGAACCAAATAAAAATCCAAAGTGTTTACAATTATTTACAACGTGTGATTTCACACTACCCGCCGTGCGGGGTCGCAGATTGTCTGCGATAGCTCATGCACCAGGAGTGCAAAGAGTTTCTCCAGTCGTCACGCTTTACGCGTGGCGGTTGGTGCTTTTTTAGAAAACAAAAAAAGAAAATTGAAAGGGTGGTAAACTTTGAGTAAAGAACTTGAAAGACGTTCTTATTCCTTTGAAGTCAGAGCGGAGCAGGGCGAAACCGGCAGCCGTATTACCGGCAGACCGATCGTTTACAACAGCCGCACTGATATTGCCGGATTATTTGACGAGATCATTGAAGAAGGCGCACTTGATCACGCTGATCTTCGTGACGTTCGTTTCTTAGTGAACCATGATGTATCAAAGATCCCGCTCGCGAGATCACGCAACAACAACGGCAACTCTACAATGCAGTTACGTGTAGATTCTGCCGGCATGGAAATTGACGTTGACTTAGATACCGAAAATAATGCTGACGCACGTGCGTTATATAGCGCCGTAAGCCGTGGAGATATCACCGGCATGAGTTTTATGTTTGGTGTCGATGACGAAGAATGGGACAACATTGAATCAGATCACCCGACAAGAAGGATCAAGGCAATCAGCACCGTCGTTGAAGTGTCTGCCGTTACATTTCCGGCATATGCTTCGACTTCGATAAATGCGCGAAGCGGCGAAGCACTGGAGAGTGCAAGAGCGGCACTGGAGAGTGCAAAAAAACTGAGCGCAAGATCACTGGATAGTGAGGAAAACAAAAAAGACAACGAGCTCGAACTACTTAAACTTAAAACTAAGATATTAACAGGAGGAAAGTGAAATGAGAAAGAAAATTCTCGAAAAGCGTTTAGCAAGACTTATGAGCAAGAAGAACACACTTGCTCAGCGTGCACTTGCATCAACTGACGCTAACGAAGTAAGGTCTATCAATGAACAGATCGAAGACGTTAATGCAGAAATCGACGAAGTAAACGAAGAAATCAGCGCAATCAACGCTGAAGAAGCAAGAAGCGCACAGCCTGTTGAAGTACCAAAGAACGCAACACCAGTCAATGGTGATATCCGCGGTGCATTTGGCATGGCTAATCCTACAGACACAAAGAAGTCTGAAGAAAATCCATACGGAACTGAAGAATACCGTCGTGCATTTATGAACTACGTACAGCGCGGTGAAGCAATCCCACAGAATCTTATCGTACAGATCAACGAATACAGAGCACAGCTTCCTGTAGACATGAGAGCTGCAGTGCCGATCACAACAGCTGATACAGGTGCCGCAGTACCGATCACAGTTGTACGTGAGATCATCAATACTGTAAGAAAGCGTTACGGCAACCTTTACAGCAAGGTTCGTAAAATGTCTATTCCAGGCGGCGTTGAATTCCCTGTAGGTGCACTCCAGGCTAATTTCAAGTGGATCAGCGAAAGCACAGTTTCACCACGTCAGAACATTGGCGTGCTCGGTAAAATCAGTTTTGGTTACCATACAGCGGAAATCAGAATTGCACAGTCGTTCCTTTCACAGATCCTTACAATTGAAGCTTTTGAAGCTGAAATCACAAAGGTTATCGCTATTGCATATCTCAAGGAATGGGATTATGTAATTCTTAACGGTACAGGCGACGGACAGCCAATGGGCATTCTTAATGATCCACGTGTTGCCGCAACATCAAACGTAATCACAATGTCTGCAGCTGATATGTCTAACTGGTCGGCTTGGAGAAAGAAATTCTTTGCAAAATTACCGCTCGGCTACAGAGACGGCGAATTCATTTTCCCTCTTTCAACTGTAGAAACATACCTTGAAACAATGGCTGACGCCAACAATAACCCTGTATTCCGTCAGGCTACAGGTTTAGTCGTAAACGACGGTGATGCAGTAAATCCAAACGGTTCATTCTTTGGCCGTGATATCAGCCTTGTAGAGCCTGACATCCTTACAGATTACGACACAGCATCTTCAAACGATGTTATCGGCGTATTCTGGCAGCCGGAAGAATACGGCGTGAACGAGAACTTTGGTTTCACAATGCGTCGTTATTTTGACGAAGAAACAAATGAGTGGATAAACAAGGCGCTTGTCGTTGTAGACGGTAAAGTTTTGAATCCACAGGGAATCTGGCTTATCAAAAAAGCCTGATCGTGAGGTGATCGCATGAACAATGTCGAAGCCTTAAAGACTTTATACACGGCACTGGGCGGCGAGACTTCAACTGTTGCGGGGGCGTCAACCGTCGTTGACGTCCTTAATGAAATATCAAAGTTATTCAGCGGCGACGATGATGCAACACTCAACGCCGAAGCAATAGCAAATATTGCGGCAGTTGCAAGCGTACTTGTACCAAAGCCAAGCCAGGACAAAACAATTACACCGACAACATCTGACCAGTCCGTTACAGCCGACACTGGAAAAGTACTCGGAACTGTTACAGTCAAGGGTGTTACAGCGGCAATTGACGACAACATCGTTGCCGGAAACATCAAAGACGGTGTAACAATATTAGGCGTGACAGGCACATATGATGGAACATAATTAAAGGAAATAGGGAGGAAAAAAGATCATGATTAATACAGATAGAATCGTGCCAGTGATCCGTACAGATCTTCTGACACTTATCGGTACAATGATGAAGCTTGCCGGCACATCAGTTGCGGCGGCTGAATCAGTTAATATCGGCGAATTCGCCGTATCTTCAGCAAGCGGCAATTACCTTGCTAACGAGCCAGTAAGAAAATTTAATTTCGTTTCCGGTACTTCTGCAGTTGTTTACTTCATTCCGGACTACGAATATGACGGTTTCTACATCGCAGGAAACAAGATAACAACATCAGGAACTGCAGTAAATCCTGACGGCAAGACACTTTACACAGCAACGCTCAGCGGCGGCAATGCTGTTGCTATAGCTCAGGCGGGCTTCTGATAAGGAGGATCACAGATGGCAGACGCACAATTACTGACGAGCGTAAAAAACGCGCTCGGCATAACTGGCACCGCAATGGACGCGACATTGACCGTCTACATTGACGAAGTCACAGCCTATATGGCAAGCGCCGGCGTGAACGCTTCTTTAATCAGTGCGTCTGCCGGAGTGGTCGCCCGTGGCGTCAACGATCTTTGGACGAATCAAGCCGGAGCTGCAAAGCTCAGTCCATATTTCTATGATAGGGTGTCACAGCTTGTTATGATATCGAGGTGATCTGATGTATACACCAAGGGAAACATATGAGCTGCGGACAGCGGTTGAATTATTCACGATGCCAACCGTGACCACGTACAACGGCGTGAGGACAAAGACGTGGGCGCAGACGGGCGACACAATCTTCTGTAATTGGAAATCCCGCGGCGGCACTGAATCCACGGTTAACGGCGTTGTGTCAATCATTGATACAGCGATCGTTACAACGTGGTACAGGCCGGATATAAAGAGCGGATGCAGATTAAAACTTGCTGACGGACGCATTTATGAGATAGTTTCCGAGCCGGAAAATATCGAAATGCAGAATATGTACATACAATTCAAGGTCGAAAGAGTTAAAGGCGGCGTTTAAGATGGCAAAAAACAAATTGTCTCTTGACTTTCCGGCATACGATCACCTTAAAAAACAGCTTGAAAAAGTCGGCGGAAACGCACTTCAGCAAGCCGTTGACAAAGCACTGACGGATTCGGAAAAGTATATTGACGCACAGCTGAAAACAGCTATACAGCCGCACCGCAGAAGCGGAAGAACTGAAAAGTCCTTAAAAGATGCAAATAAACCGGAATGGAGCGGCACACAGGCGTCAATTGACGTCGGCTTCGATATATCAGACGGCGGTCTGGCTTCGATCTTCTTAATGTACGGCACCAAGGTGCACGGACAGCCGCACGTGAAGCCGGACAAGAAGTTGTATGATGCACTTTACGGAAGCAAGACAAAGAAGAAGATACAGCAGATACAGGAAGAAGCGTTTTATGAGATATTGGGAGAGGTAACAAAGTGAAATCAGAATTAATCGCAAAACTTGAAACATTCGGTTATCCGGTTTTTTTACAGGGGTCACTCGATACAGATGAACAATATCCCGACAGCTTTTTTACTTTCTGGAATTTTGAAACGCCGGAAGGCGAATTTTACGATGATAAGCCGCACAAGGCCGTATGGGGTTTTTGGGTTTACTTTTACAGCACCGATCCGAAGCTTGTAGAAGAAAAAACAGAAGCCGCACGTGTGCTCTTGAAGGCAAACGGATGGATACCGAACGGAAAGCCGAGTGATATCAGTGTCGACGTTCCGACGCACACAGGCTCGATGTTTGAAATATTCGGAATAGAAAATTACAAGGAGGAAAGCACGAATGGCTAAAATAGTTGAATTTCGTGGCTGCGATAATGTTGTAGTTGCTGAGATTTTAAAGGACGATGCCACAGGCTACAGTGTCGGAAACATTGTTGCACTTGCACCAGTTGCTGAAATCTCCAAAACAACAGAAAACAGCTCAGAAACACGCTACTACGACAATGTAGGCGCAATCGTCATCCGCACTGAAGGATCAGACGAGATCACACTTACCGTTCCGGCGCTCAATCTCGATCAGCTTGCACTTGTAACAGGCAAGACAATTGACCCGCTTACAGGCGCATATGTCGACGATGAAGGAACAGAAAAGAACTACGCACTTGGCTATAGAATCAAGCTGACAGACGGTTCTTATAGGTATGTATGGAGATTAAAGGGTTCTTTCTCAAATGTACCGGATGAAACAAGTACAACAGAATCCAATAACGTTGACACCAACAATCAGAGTGTCGTTTATACTGGCAACAAGACCATGTACAGTTTCCAGGCGGGCACAATCAAGGGAAGAACAAAGGCAATCGTTATCGACGAAAGAGACGGACTTGCTGATGTTACTGCATTTTTCAATCAGGTCGTTACACCGGACAACCTTGCGAGCCTTGCGAAAGCTACAACAACAGCAATCAGCCTTTCAGCAAGCACTCAGACTGTTGTCAAGGAAACATCCGAAACAATCACAGCCACAACAACACCGGCAAATCAGCACGTTGCATGGACAACTTCAAATCCGAACGTTGCTACAGTCGAAGGCGGCGTGATTACTGGTGTCAATGTTGGTACTGCAATCATCACAGCAACAAGCGGAAACTACAGTGCATCATGCACCGTAACCGTAACAGCCGGTGCTTAATCAATGTACCGTGTAATTGAGCAGTTCGCAGATCTGCAGGACGATAAATACATCTATGATCTCGGTATGATCTATCCACGAAAGGGATATACACCGACAGAAGACAGAGTGAAAGAACTTTCCGGCACTGAAAACAAGGTTGGAAAGCCTGTAATTCAGTATTTTGACGACCCTGTAAAGACCGACGAAAAGCCAAAAAACAACAAAAAGCAGAAAAAGTGAAGTAGTACGCCGGCAGGCAGTTGATCTGCCGGCGTATTTTAGAATGAGGGTAGAAAAATGACATTAAAACTGAGAGTAAACGAAGGCAGAGAGAATGCCAAGGTATACACAACAGACACGATTGATTTCAGCTTCGGCGTTGTAGAAGACGTCCTGAACATCATTGATTTTGACAAGATCAGCAGTAAAACTGAACTTGCAGCAATGATTTTGAAGTCGTCAAAACAGCTCAAACCGTTTCTGAAAGATCTTTTTACGGGTGTAACAGACGAAGAACTGCGAACCGTGAAAATGTCGAATATAGTTGAAGTTTTCAAGGCTTTATACAATTATGCTATTGAAGAACTCGGAACGGTGGCAAAGAACGAAAAAAACTGACGGAGGGCGATGAGACGCCCGATGATTTCTATGATATATTATTTGATTTGAATGTCAATCTTTGTGAGCGTTACCCTGCACTGACGCCGTTCACGGTCCGTAAAGAGCGTTTCCACGAAGTATTGCTGTTGTTCATGAGGACTTCAAAGAAGGCAAAGAAAAACGGCGGTACAGGCGGCCAGACGGTCAGAACGGGAAAGAACGGTGAAAAGATAATCAGACGTAAAGCTTTAAAAGATGACTGGTATTAAATCGAGGTGAGGAGATATGGCGAGAGACGATAATTTTACCGCCAAATTTAGAATTGACGTATCAGATCTCAAAAAAGGCATTGAGGAAGCGAATAAAAGCGTAAAACTCGCGAACGCTGAATTTAAAAATGCCGTGGCGGGCATGGATGACTGGTCGAAGTCGGCTGACGGTCTTTCCGCAAAGATTAAGCAACAGCAAAGTGTCGTTGAAGCTGAAGAAAAGAAACTCGCACTGCTTAAAGAGCAGTTACAGCGTGTACAGCAGGCCGAAAAGGACGGGCAGAAAGTTGTTGATGATCTGAACGACAAGTATGACGAAGCTGTCAATCTCTATGGTGAAGGCTCGGATGAAGCGAAAAAGTACGCAAAACAGCTTGAAGAAGCAGAGAAAGCACAGGAACGAAACAGTAAAGCTGCAGAAGACCTGGCATTGAAAGTGCTGAATCAGGACACTAACGTAAAGAACGCGTCCGCTCAGCTTGGAAGATATGAAACTGCTCTTGATGAACTCGAAAAAGAGGAAGGGGAAGCGGAAAAGAGCACGGACGAATTAAACGAAAGCTTCAAAGATTCTGACGGAAGCATTGATGCATTCGGCGTGGCTCTTGGCAACCTTGCAAGCGGTGCAGTTACAGCGATCATTAACAAGATCGGAGAACTTGCCGGAGCGGTCAAAGACGCATATCTTGAGTTTGACAGTGGACGTGATATTGTAGTCAAGGCAACCGGAGCGACAGGCGATGCCGCAGATGAGCTGACAAAGAGCATGACAAACGTGTCAAAGCGTGTCAAAGGTGATTTCAGCACGATCGGCGGCGCACTTGGCGAAGTAAATACACGTTTCGGATTCGTCGGAGACGAACTGGAAAGCACAACAGAGCAGTTCTTGAAGTTCGCAGATATCACTGGTATGGACGCGACAAAAGCTGTTCAGAGCGTTTCCAGAGCGATGGCCAACGCCGGAATTGACAGCAGTAAATATTCCGAAGTTCTTGACGAAATTGCAATCGCTGCACAGGCGTCAGGAATATCAGCTGACAAGCTTACCGAAAACTTGACTAAATACGGCGCACAGACAAGAGCGGCGGGACTTAATACAAAAGAAAGTATTGCACTGTTCGCGCAGTTTGAAAAATCTGGCGTAAATGCTGAAACAGCGATCGGCGGAATTAAGAAAGCAATGAAAGACTGGAGCGACGAAGGCAAGAACAGCCGTATTGAATTCCAGCGTGCAGTACAGGAAATCAAGGATTCACCGAACATTCTTGACGCCACAGCCAAGGCAATTGAAGTTTTCGGCTCAAAGAGCGGCGCGGAGCTTGCAGACGCTATACAGTCAGGACGTTTTGAGTATTCCGAGTTTCTTGATATAATCAAGGGCTCAGAGGGTACAGTCACAAGCACATATGAAGAAACACAGAGCGGCATAGATAAAGCTGAACTTGCACTACAGAACATGAAAACAACCGCGGCAGAGCTTGCAGACGGACTTTTGCAGAAGTATTCGCCGCAGATTGAAGAAGCAATCCAAAAAGTCACAGATCTGATTGACGAATATGCGCCAAAGGTCGAAGAAGGCATTGACTGGATGACAGAACACCTGCCGGAGATCGAAGCCGGAATCGTAGCTGTCGGTGTAGCTTTTGCGACATGGAAAGTCGCAGGCATTATCTCAGCGATAACGACAGCACTTGCCGGAATGTCGGCGGCAGAAGTAGTGGCGGCGGCGAAAACGTGGCTATTAAACACTGCTTTACTTGCTAACCCGATAGGACTTGTTGTGGCTGCGATCGCGGCACTGGTGGCGGCTTTTGTGGTCCTTTGGAATAAATCAGACAAATTCAGAGAGTTTTGGATCAACTTATGGGAGAAGATCAAGACTTCAGCTGCAGTTGTAATTGAATTCCTGAAAATTGCATTTACAACGACATGGGATGCTATCAAGAAGGTATGGGACACTGTCGGCAAATACTTTGAAGGCATATGGAAAGCAATCAAAACGACATTTTCAGTCGTTAAAAGCGTACTCACAGGAGATTTCGAAAGCGCATGGAAAGGCATCAAGGCAATATGGAGCGTTGTTTCCGGTTGGTTCAATGACACCGTCATAAAGCCTATCAGAGAGTTTTTCAGCGGAATGTGGGATAACGTCAAGAAAGGCGCAAAGGATGCATGGGACGGAATTACAGGCGTTTTCGCACACGTGGCCGACTGGTTCCATGATAAGTTTTCAGACGCCTGGCAAAAAGTCAAGGATGTTTTCAGCACTGGCGGCAAGATCTTCGACGGCATCAAGGACGGCATTGTTGATGCGTTCAAATCTGTCGTAAATGCTATAATCCGAGGTATCAACAAGGTGATTTCTATACCTTTCAACAAAATCAACGAAGTTTTGCAGACGCTTCACGATTTTGAATTCATGGGAAAGAAGCCGTTTGAAAATATCATTAACCCGTTTGACGTTCCGGCGATTCCAGAACTCGCACAGGGTGGTATTCTGAAAAAAGGTCAGATCGGACTTTTAGAGGGTAACGGCGCTGAAGCGGTCGTCCCGCTCGAAAAGAATACCGGCGGTTTGCGAAAAATTGCATCTATTCTTTCAAATGATATGGCTGCAGTTAATCCGGCAGGATCCGGCGGCGGAAGCTTCGGCGGAGCAACATATAACTTTGTTCAGAATAACAACTCGCCGAAGTCTCTTTCACGGTACGAGATCTACAGGCAGACAAAGAACTTAATGAACTTTGCAAAGGGGGTGTGATCCTGAATGTACAGTCTGAAAATTGAGAATACAAACGGCGAGATCTTCGAACTGACACACGATCAGCAGAATTATTACGTCACACAGGTTACAGGATTAACGCCGCCGCCGACTTCGATAAATTCGGCGAAAGCCGGCACCATAGACGGAACGTTTTTCAATTCAGCGTCCGTAGATGAAAGAAACATTGTCATTACAGTCGTGATGAACGGAGATATCGAAGCCAACAGGCAGCGCCTTTACAGAATCTTTCCAAGAAAGACGCCGTGTACGGTATATTTCAAGAACGCAAACCGAGACGTAAAGATCAAAGGATACGTTGAAAACATTGAATGTGATCTGTTTACCAAGCGTGAAAAAGCACAGATTAGCATTATCTGTCCGCGTCCGTATTTTGAGGACTTGGCCGTGATATATGCGGAGTTAGCGGCGACACTTGCAATGTTTGAATTTCCTTTTTGCATTGAAGTTGACGAGCCGGTGCCGATTTCAGAAGCAACAGACTATCCGGTTTGTGAAATCATGAATGCCGGTGACGCTGAATGCGGATGTATCATTGATATTGAAGTGAATGACACAATATCCGGCGTAAAGATCATCAATACAACGACACAGCAGTTTTTCAACCTTGACACTGCATTCGTTGATCATGACAAAATTAGAATCAACACAAACAGTGGCCAGATGGGCGTAACAAGAGAGCGCGGCGGCAATAAGGTCAATATTCTGAACGCTGTCGGTGAAGATTCGACATGGCTGCGTTTAAGCCCTGGAACAAACTATTTCACATACACCGTTGACGGCGGTGATACAGAAGACGTTGATATAAGCTTCACAGCAACCGTTCTTTACGGGGGTGTATAAAGCATGATTCTTTATGTATGGAAGCTTACAGACGGCGTATTTGACAGACTGGCCGTCATTGACGACGCAACAAGTATTATATGGGTACAGAGACAGAACGACGCCGGAGAATTCGAGCTGTATATCAGAGCATCAACCGAAAGACTGAAGCTGTTCAGCGACGGTGATGTATTCATTACAAGGCCGGACAGTGACATTGCAATGTACGTTCAGACTATAAAGCTTGACACAGATCAGGAGAGCGGGGACTTTATCACCGTTTCCGGCAGATCTGCAGAAATAATGCTGTCGTGGCGTGTAGTTCAGTTCATGATCTTCGGCGGAAGCACGGAAACAGCAGAAAACATCATCCGGTATTTGTTCACTGAGAAATTCATAGCCGCGGGCGTGGGTCAGATCTCATGGCTTAGCCTTGAAGCAAGTCATGGATGGGAGGAAGGCGACAATCACCAGTATACTGGCCGTAGTCTTCTTGAGATCTTCAACGGTTTATGTGTTATGCATAACTACGGATTCAAATTCCATTGGACCGGTACGGGATTTGAATTTCAGCTTTACAAAGGAACGGACAGATCATTCGATCAGAACGTCAACCCGTTCGTTGTGTTTTCGCCGCAGTTTGAAAACTTAGGCAATACAGAGTATACGAAGGACACTTCTGAATATGCCAATGCCGCAATTGTTGGCGGTGAGGGTGAAGGAACAGACAGAACGTTCGTGTCAGTCGCTGAGCAGGGCAAAACAGGCTTTTATTTCAGACAAGTTTACCTGGACGCCCGAAACAGTTCACAGGAAGATCTTACAGACGAGCAGTATAAAACACAGTTGGCCAATGACGGAAAAGAGCAGCTTGAACAGCTGAAAATAACAACTGAGTATGTCGGTGAGATCATCAACGCCAACACTTACACATACGGCGTTGATTACTTTCTCGGTGACAAGGTAAGCACTAAAAACGAATACGGCATAAAAGGCAATGCGACTATCACCGAAATAACGGAAGTCGAAGACGCCAACGGATACAGAATAGTTCCGACGTTGTCAGAATGGACGCCGGCACAATACGAGGAGGAATAAAGGAAAATGGCTATTAAATACGGATTTTTTGACAGTGTCGGCGGTGATCGTAAGTACACTGCAGACGACATCAGCAATTTTTTCATTAAACTTATTTCAGACGGCGTTTTTCCAACACCGGCGACAAACCTGCAGGTTGTCGAAGCGTCAGGAATGACAGTAAACGTCAGTGCCGGATGGGGTTTCATACGCTGTAAATACGTATATAACACCACATATGAAGCACTTACAATTGAACCGGCTGACCTTGTTCTGAATCGAATTGACAGAATAGTACTTCGACTGGATCCAAGTGTTTCAAGCAGAAATATTACTATTGCAGTGAAAAAAGGTACAGCCGCAGCGACTGCAGAGCCGCCGGAGCTGACAAGAATATCAGACGGCATATATGAATTATCGCTTGCACAGATTGACGTAAGCGCCGGAAAGACAGCAATCACACAGGCTGACATTACAGACGAACGACCGGACGGCGATGTGTGCGGATATGTTGCCGGATTGATTGATCAGATTGACGCAACAAACCTGTTTGCACAGTTCACAAGCGCGTTTGAACAGTGGTTCACAACAGTCCAGGAAACTGTGAAGTCTACAACGATCATGTACGAACTGGTTCACGAATACGAAACCAGTGAAGACGACGAGTTTGAAATTCCGATCGGAATTCCTGCGTACAATTATGCACTTGACACTTTGAATGTTTACGTAAACGGAATGAAGCTTGTCAAGGACGTTGACTACACACTTGACAGTCACCGCAATATGGTTCTTCTTACAAGAGACCTTGACGTCATCGGAACTCCGGTTGAATTTCAGGTGCTGAAATCAGTTGACACAGAAGATGCTGAAAGCATCGCAGCTCAGTTTCTTCAGTTGGCTCAGGAAGTTCAGACGCTGAGTAACCGTTTCGGCGGATTAACATTAATGCGAGTATCACAGGCTCAGTATGATCAAATGACATCTCATGATTCAAACACATTATATATCATTTCTGAGGCGGTGAGCTGATAATGGCAATCACAGGAACAGGAACAGAACTCGATCCATATATCGTTCATGACATTTCTGAATTAGAGACAGTCAGTCTCGGTCGTGGTACGTACTGGACGGTTAATCAGGTGTTTTATACAAAGCTTGCAAACGACATCGATGCAGAGGGTGTAGAGTGGCCATATCTTGCACCTTCAGGATATTATCCAAGAATGATTCTTGATCTCGATAATCATCACATCATTAATATTGGCTGGGTAAATGCGAGTGCTTGGCAGCGTTCTCTTTTTGAAGGTGATCAGTTAAAGAATGGATATATAAGTTTTAACGCGCCGGATATGCGAGGTTCAGTCTGCGGAACGGGCGGAACGCACACAGTTTTGTTTGATAATATGAAAATTGACGGAAGTATTTCTTTCGAGCCGGAATATTCATCTACGTGGTATTATAACTCAATTGAAATGTTTTTGAATTGTTCATTTAGTAATTGCACAGGTGATCTTGTTGTTAATTTTGCAGATATGCGAGGTATGACACAAACAAGATTTCACAAAGGCGGTGTGTTTTTCTATACTGAAAATTCAAACAATGATAAATTTATCAAAAACTCAGACTTTCATGTTACATGCAACGGATGCGTCAATTATTATGACGGTCATTCCGTCGAAGGAATTGTTGCAACAACTACAACGCAGAACGTTCTCGTCGAAAAATGCCGTATAACAGGAACTGTTGACGGTGAAGACACGACTTTCAATGAATTCTTAGGAAATGAGCATGTAGTATATGACACTTGCGTTATAGATCTTGATTTTTCACAGTGTTCAATGCCTTCGACATTTGACGCCGGAACGCTCATTGCATCTGATGCAACAACAACAGCAATCAATACAGATTCACTTTCTGTATTCGATGGACTGATTACAGCCGGAACAGGAATGATCCCGTGTACATACAGCGAGATCAGACACTATGATGATCTCAGAGCAGTTAATTTTCCGGTAACCAAGGCAGGCAGCACACCGCCTGCGGGTTGGAGCTGGTTTATCAAAGACGGCGCACTGCCATATCTTGAAGTTTGGCCGCGTGACGAAACAAAATCCAAGCTTTACGTAGGATCACAAATGGTCGAAGCTATCTATGTAGGTGACGAGCAGATCGCAAAAGCATATTTAGGCGATAAGTTAATTTATAAATTAGCTAATTAGCCATAACAAAACAATGATATAAGAAAAGGGGCGATTTTATGAAAAGAAGCGAATTCGTAAAACTGGCAAGTGAGAGAATCGGAACGAACGGCACGTATCTATTCGAGAAATACGGCACAAAGACACACTGGTGCATGATGCTTGTGTATGATCTCGAACATGACGTTGCCGGAATCTCAGAAATGCCGCTGACATTCAGCTGTTCAGGATTCACAAGCACAGATTTTGCAAAGAAGCGCAAAAACCACGATTACAAGACAGCAGAAGTCGGCGACATTGTCTTCTTTGAAATCAACGGCAACAGAGCCGACGGAGCGGATCACGTGGGTGTGGTTATCGAAAATACAGGAAAGTCGATCAAACTGCTTGAGGGTAACACCAACGGCGGAAGCGGCCTTTATTTCGATTCATCAACGGTCAATGTGTTTGAATATAACTACGACGCCTGTTGCTTCGACTGCATAATTGATATGAGCGACTTCTTTACTGACGATGAAGACGAAGAACCGGCAAAGCCGCAGTATGAGACATTCACAGCACATATCAGAACGCTGAAAAGGGGTTGTACAGGCAATGACGTCAAGATGCTTCAGCGCCTGCTCTATTCGAGCGGCTACAGTGTAGGGAGCGCATTCGACGACGGAGATTTCGGACCTTGCACAGAAAAAGGCCTGCGAGAATTCCAGGAAGACCACAAGCTCGAATCCGACGGAATCTGCGGAGCAAAAACATTCACGGAGATGTGGAAGCCATGATGAAAAACAGACTGTCGAACCTGTTGACCGTGAAAAGCATTGTGACCTTTGTGCTGACTGCAGTTTTTGCCGTAATGGCTATCCGTGGAGATGTTAAACCGGATATTTTCATTACGATCTACAGCACGATCATTGCTTTTTATTTCGGGACACAGCACGAGAAAAACAACAAAGGAGATCAGCGATAATGGATTATGTATCAATCTTATCAGTTGCGTCAAGCTTCGTTGCTACATTCGGCGGCATTATCGTTTCCGGCAAGCTCACGAGTTACAGAATAGAGCAACTTGAAAAAAAAGTCGAGAAATTAGCTGACATCAATGAAAAAGTCCTGCTGCTTGAAGAAAAGATCAACAATGCAAGGCAGAGACTGGACGGCATCGAAGCTGATCTGCGACGCAATCAGAACTGACATTATCTTATTTTTTGACATAGAAATTCTACCCTCCACAGAGACGTCCGCTTCAATGCGGGCGTTTTTGTGTAACTTGAAACATTCAATATTATGTGATAAGATATTAGTAATTAGACATAAGTTTTGCGGTTAATTGACAATATTCTGTTTGTAAAAGCAAAGCTCAGCTCTAATCTTCTCGAATCATCCCTGACGTTTGTCAGGGATTCTGCTTTACTTGAATGTTTTGCCATAATGTGATATTATAAAAAATGTGGACACCCGCCACACCGAAAAGCCGGCTTGCTCTTTGACCATAAAAAGAACTATTTAAGCCGGCACTCAAGGCTTTTAATTTATATTTTTTCATACACTTCTTGGATGTAGAAGAACTTGGGTACTCCTTTCTGAAATCGTCCGCCGCGGGGTAGTGAGAGCGGCGGGCGTTTTCATTTCCTGTCAAAAAACTATCAATAAACTATCAATAAATCATTCTCCGGCGGCTTCGTGTTATCATTATTCAAGGGTGATAATGTACGAAGCCGCTGATATTAACAAAACAAGAGATTGAGCAGTTCGCCAGAGCTGCCGTGCTGAATGAAGAAGAAGTGATCATACTGCAGACAAGAGCCGCCGGATGGAGCAGAGTGAGACAGGCAGATTACTTGTGCATAAGTATTGCAACACTGGATCGACGCATAGCAGATCTCAAAAGAAAGTATGCGATCACAGAAAAAGAAAAGAGCCGGAACGAATCCGGCTTGAAAGATTAATTATACTGTGATATACTGAAATTATCCAATTTATCTATCAAACTGGATACAACCATAAGAACTGACGGGACAGGCCGGACGCTGACAGGTGCGTTCGGCTTGTTTTGTTTTCGTATACGAAAGTTTCTTATACGAAAACTTCGTATAAGCGTTTGTATTTTATTCCAGTTTATACGAATTTCTACGAATATCAAAGTCATTTATCATCAACTATCATCACGTCTGATTTTTTCAAATCCCGATATTTCCGACATTTACGTCGGTAAGATAATTTACGCAATATTTCATATAAATATTGCTAAAAAAACATGAAGCGCGCAATTACGTTGTTTGAAGCACTTCTGATTTTTGTTATACGAAGTTTATACGAATTAGTTCATAAATTAAGCGATTTCCGCAGTTCCTGAATGTCGGGATGTGCGTAAACCTTACGAAGCATAGACAGATCTGACCAACCCATCATTTCCGCTATTGCAAATAAATTTTTACCTTCGTTGACCCACGTTGAAGCTCTTGTGTGTCTGAGCTCATGCGGGTTTAGATACGGTATAATTATATTCTGCTTGAAGTAATACGCTTGCATTCGGCGCATAAACATCGAATATCTGTATCTGAACATGAAAACCGGCAGCACTTTGTCGTTGCTGTTGTTGCTGATGTACTTGTGCTTAGCTTCACGCTTGATCCAGTCCGCAGTTTCCTTCGAAATAGCAATCACACGGTTTCTGTGAATATTTTTAGTTTCACCGACGAGCATTTCACCTTTGGCATAGACTGCGCTTTTGTTGATGCTGATAGTCAGATCTTCAAAATTGACGTCGTCAATGGTGATTCCGAGAAATTCAGAAACGCTCATGCCGTATGACAGCATAATGTGAATGTTTAATCCGAACGGATCCTGCTTGCAGTATTCAAGAACTTTGTCGACCTGATCGGGAGTATACACGTTCTTGAATTTCTTTTTGTCCGGCTTCAGACGAATGTTTCTGCATGGATTGGATTTCATATATCCGTTGTCTACAGCATCGTTGAAGAACGACGACAGCAAGCGCATCAGATTCTTGACCGTAGCAAGTGCAAGTTCGTTCTGTTTTTCAATGACAAACGCTTCGACATCAGATTTTTTGATCTCAGAAAGCAGGCAGTCGCCGAAGTACGGAAGATAGTGTTTATTGAAGTAAGTACAGTAACTGTTTCTGTATGTAGTCTTCTTTACACGTGTTTCCGCCGCCTTCAGGAACGGTTCAGAAAATGCCTGGAACGTCATCTGTTCCGGCTCGATCTCCTGAGATTTGGAGATCATGAAGTCTTCAGCTTTTTTCCTTGCATCTGCTTTGGACTTCTTGGAATAAAAACTTTTGTAAACGGTTGAACCGTCAAAGTTTTTGCCGACGACACACTTGTATTCGTAGTAACCGTCGTTTCTTTTTTGCTCTTTCACTCTTGGCATGATATCATACTCCTTAAACTTTAAAAGTTTTTTGATAGTTTATCAGTCGTGAAAACTGATATAATCGTTTTGGAGGATGATAGAAGATGAATGATAAAATAAAGAATTATCTTGATGCTGATCTTGAAGCACTGGCGGAACTGGTGGAGCAGTATCCGCAGTCTGTACCGATCAGCGCCGCCGCCGACTTCCTTAAAGTTGACACAGCAAGCATCAGAGCGGCCATTGAATATGACCGTTTCGGCTTGGCGTGGCGAAAACAGGGAAGTCTTCGGCACGGGTACTTAATTCCAACCGCTCAGTTTGTGCGGTGGTATCTTTTTAGGGTGCATTGAGCATCCTATTTTTTTTGAGCGATAAACTCAATGTATTTCAAAACGTCCTGCTTCTGATCTTCAGAAAGACGTTCTGCAGCATATGTTATTCTGTCGGTGAGCGGGTCGGCGTCCTTGTCGTCGTTTCCGAGCAAATAGTCTGCGGATACATCAAGAAAGGCCGCAATCGCCTTTAAACGATCACCAGAGGGAATAGCAACACCGGTCTTATAGCTTGACATCAAGCCGGAAGACACGCCCGTTGCCGTGCAAATGTCTTTTGCCTTGATCCCGCGTTGTTCCATGATTTCAAAAAGCCGTGGGATCTTAGAGTTTTCGTATCCTTTCATGCACTTCAATCCTTTCAGCAGATTCAACTGTTTTTCGTGGTATGTTTTATACAAAACATCATTTGAAAGTTTGTGCATTAATACAAAATACTCTAATATTCTAAAAAAGCCTTTACTTTCTCTAATATTTGAGTTATACTAAAACTACAGAAAAAACCAAACAATCAACCACATAAAAAACTGAATCTAAAACCATTATATCATGTTTGCAAATAAAACGCAATATTGATTTAATAATGCAACAACGAAAGTCCACGCCGTGTAAAACAAGTGTCAAAAGCTTGGCTGCGTAACTCACGTATAAGGGAGAACCGAAGCACCGAAGGGTGACGCATTATCCTAAAATTGATCATAATGAGTGAATGAAAGCTCAAACAAGTTCAGTCGGGTTAGGTACGCATAGCGCAGAACACGGGGCGGCATAAATTTTAAAAAAAGGGATTTGATCATTATGACAGTACATTCAAGACAGGAAGCCCGGGAAAAGGCTCACGCATTATTCAATTATGCCGATTATGAGCTTGAAGTCGAAAGCAAATTAAGGGCAGGATATGACATCTACAGGATGACTTCAAACTATTACAACAGAATCTGTGATTTAGGAAACAGACTTGAAGTTGTAGTCAATGAAGTTTTTACGAACATCTGGATCGAACCAAACGCGCCGGAATACACAGCAACAGGCGTGTCATTCAGATGGTTTCACTGAAAAGAGGTGTCGGACATGAAAGAGCTGACGGCCAGAGATATATTCCCGCACGAAAACGATTTTGTAAAAGCACTGGAGAGAAAAAGCAGGGATAAACATATTCCTGATCTTGAGAGATTCAAAGCAAGGGTGTCATATTATCACTATTTGAATTTGGTTGATGATCTCAAAATCGAAGAATACAAAAAGCACGATCTAAATGAAACAGTTGAAACAGAAGACGGCAACTCAACAGTTAAAGACATTATCAAAATGATTGAATCAGACGTTGCCGAAAGAATAGAAGTTCAGATGAAATTAATCTCAGTTATCATGTATTTTAAAGACGAATTGAAATAAAGGAGCGCTGCAAATGAAAAAATTAAAAGCTTATTATGGAAAACCGCGTTTCTTTTACGGAGAAGACGAATTCGGATACGTTCACAGCTTCGGGTCAAAGAGATTCCGTGATGATCTGTGCGACGAAAACAGAATCGTTCCGCTCACAAGAGCTGAAGCAATAAAAGCTTCAAAGGAAGCCGGCGGATACAAACATCATCCGTCAGACTGGTGGACGTATGTTGTAGTTGAAGGGTCGGTTGATCGCTGATGAAGGTTGACGACACAAGAACGGACCGTTACGGAAGACCAATGATTGTTTTTTCAGGCGTGAAGAAGTTTTCCGAAGTCTATGACTACTTATTCGACCATTACAACGGCTATAAATTCGGCATCGTTCTTGACTGTTCACAGGACGAAAGGCCGGAGCAGGACAACAATATCTATGTAAATTTTCTTGATGAACTGGCGGAAGAAGTCATGCTTGAGTATGGCTACAGTTACGACCGGAAATCTGATATCTATAAACACCGCTGATTAAAGGGTAAAGGGAATTACATTACAGAGAGGTGATTCACAGTATGAAAGAGTATGCAGAATGCTTACGCAAAGCGAGAGACAATGCAGAACTGACACAGGTTGACGTTGCCAAGATTCTTGGCGTGTCACAGTATGCAGTGTGCAAGTGGGAACGCGGCGAAGGTGCCGCACCTACAATCGCACGTCTGATTCAGCTTGCTGATCTGTACGATACAAGCATTGACGCACTTGTGGGCAGAACCAAGACATAAAAAAGATAACGGACGCCGTAGTCAACAGATCGTCCGTTATCTTTCAGGGATTTAATTCATACAACAAAAATACTTTGTCTATGATGATTATACCACATAGACGCGGAAAAATCAAGGCGAGGTGGCCAAATCATGAAGAAATACAGCAGAAAATGCAGGATAATTACTACAGTGATGTTTTCAGCCTTAACGGCAGCATATACAGACTTTGTTGCGTGCGGGTTAAGTATAACAACTTTACAGACCATACAGCACGTATTACGGGCGTTTTACGTACCTGTTCTGACAGCATACGTTGTTCTTTACCTGGTATCAGAATATCAGAGAGTTAAAGAACAGCAGAAAGTGCAGAAGATCATAGCCAGTGCGAAAAGAGCTGCACGCCGGCAGATCGAAATTGACCGGTACGAAGCGTTCAGAAAGGAGATTCACGGGGATGTTACGCTTTAAATGCAAGTTCGATCCATATTCTTATTGCGACATAGACGAACCTGACACGCTATGCGACGGCGACGGCTGCGAATATGCTGTATATGCAGATAAAGATGAATTCGACGAGCCGGATCCCGACAGGGAATATGAGAGATTGAGAGACGAAGGAGAACTGTGAGAAAACAGGGTTAATGGAACCATGTATGATTGATCCTTTCGACGAGTGCTTCAGAGACTGTCCGAACTGTCCGCGGTTCAGGACTGGTGAAGAATACGAAGACGAATGGACGAGGGAAAGCGAGGAAGATGATGTTTGAATCAGGTGTAAAAGGGTACATGATCGGACGGTGTGAGATCACACAGGGGTTTCCGATCGACATGAAAGATAGTTATCACGTGGCGTGCAAATACTGCCGTTTTCTTGTGTCGTCAAGAAAATGTGTTATCACGGACGAGCTTGTGCCGTTTCCGGAAATGCACATCGGGTATAACTGTCCGTTTACTTTTAACGAGATCAACTACACAGAGGAAAATGAGGAAAGCGAGGATTGAAAATGAATGCATATGAGAAACTTTCAAAAGTTCAGAAAGAACTGAAAGCGCCAAAGTCTCAGTACAACAGCTTCGGAAAGTATACATACAGAAGCTGTGAAGACATACTTGAAGCCGTAAAGCCGTTATGCGTTGAACACGGACTTGTTTTGACAATCTCGGATGATGTTGTCGAAGTTGGCGACAGAATCTACGTCAGGGCAACTGCTACGGTGTTTAATACCGAAGATCCGATTGATTATATCAACGCATCAGCAATGGCAAGAGAAGCCGCCGACAAGAAGGGTATGGACGCAAGCCAGTTGACTGGTGCAACAAGTTCATACGCCCGAAAGTATGCTTTAGGCGGCCTTTTTGCATTGGATGACACAAAGGATGCTGACGCAACAAATAAGGGAGCGGAAAAAGCAAGTAAGGGCGCAACACTGGCTGAGAAAGCCGAAGCGGCGGGAATTGCTGAGGTAGTCAAGGAATACAACTGTACAGACTGTGGAAAACCTTTTGTTCCGTTCACAGACAAGACCGGCAAGCAGTGGAACGCCGGACAGGTATACCACATGAGCCAGTCCAACAACACAGACGGGAAGGCACGCTGCAGCGAATGTATGAAGAAAGCCGGAACGGCAAAGAAGAAATAAACTGGAGGTAATAACATGAACGAATGTGTATTTAAAGGCCGTCTGGTATCAGATCCCGAACTGAGACAGACACCGAGCAACTTATCCGTGACACGCTTCACGATCGCCGTTGACAAGTATGCGAAAGCCGGTGAGGAAAAACAGGCCGATTTTATCAGATGCAATGCCTGGAGAACTACCGCTGAATTTATCTGTAAGTATTTCAGAAAAGGACAGGAAATACTGATCCGCGGTGAGCTGCACAACAACGACTTCGAGAAAGACGGCATCAAGTACCACACCTACGAAGTAACAGCGGACCGTGCGGAGTTCTGCGGAAGCAAGAACAACAATGCACCGGTTAATTCCGGCGTAGCAAATACCACTGGAAGCGGCAGTGTGGAAATCGGTGATCTCGGAGAATTCGAGGAAATTCTTTCAGACGGGGATGTGCCTTTCTGATGGGTGATTATTACTACAGCAACGGCGCATATGAAGTCTTCAGAATCAAGGACAGCAAGATCACGGCATACGGTATACGCCGCACAGACAGGCCACAGGACGGCATGATATTTTCACATATTGATCCTGACTTCTGCCGAAAGATAGCTGATGAATACAAGCAGATATTAACCAGTAAAGAGGTGAGAACATGAACGAACACAGTTTTATATTTCATGAACATTATTTCGAACTTTTAGGACTTCTCAGTGATTCCGGTCAGGTCGAAGTGCTGAAAACAGTCGGCCGGTATCTGAGAGACGACAACTTTGACGACAGCAAACTGTTTGAGGGTGATTACGACAAGGCAGAAAAGCTGTCCGTTTTCCTGGCTATCAAAAATCAGATCAAGGTTGATTCGTGGATCAGACAGGAGATCGAGAAGAATGAAAGGAGAGAAACACGGTGGAAAGAGGAAAGAAGCGGTTTTACTGGCTGAAGCTTGACAAGGATTTTTTCAAGTCAAAGGAAGTCAAGAAGCTGAGAAAAGCCGCCGGCGGTGATACATATACGATCATCTATCTGAAGATGCTTTTGAACAGCCTTGAAACGGGCGGCTATTTGTATTTTGAGGGATATTATGACGAATTTTCAGAGGAATTGGCTGATATGATTGACGAAGACGAAGTCAATGTAGGTTTTGTCATAGATTTCTTGATGAAAAAAGGATTAATGGAAGAAAAAGAACCGGATGAATTTCTTTTAACCAAATGTGCAGAGATGACAGGCTCAGAGTGCGCAAGTGCGTCGAGAGTGCGACGTCACAGAGAAAATAAAGCGTTACAATGTAACACTGAAACGTCACAAAGTAACGACAATCAGTTACAATGTGACAGCAGTGTAACGCAGTGTAACACTGTTGTAACAATGTGTAACGTAGAGAAAGAGAAAGAGAAAGAGAAAGAGATAGATATAAACACACATGATCAAGTTCGAATCGAAAATCGAAAAAATCTGACTGTTGAAAGTGTTGAAAGTCAGAGTGAACAGGCAGAGCCTGTTCGTGTGCGTGTTTCAGATATCGAATTCGAAAACTTGTGGGAGTTATATCCGAGGAAGGAGGGAAAGGCAAAAGCAAAGGAAGCATACGCAAAGGCTATCAGATCAGGCACGACGAACGAGCAGATCGAAAGCGGAATCAGTGATTACGTATCGCATATTAAACGCAACCACATCGAACGCCGGTATATCAAGCAGGGGTCAACGTGGTTTGAAGGCCAGTGTTGGAATGATGACTACACGGATGAAGTGAAACCAAAGAAAGCAAGTTATGATCTGGGAATGATAAAACCTGCAGTTGAACGAAACGGATATTTCGACAAACACGGCGAATGGGTTGAAACTTCGTATAATATCGACGACTTCAAGAAATTCGCCAACAAGTTCACGATACCTGAAAAGAAATAAACAGGCCAAAACAGTGATTGAAAGGATAATGGGAAAAATGATTAACAGGATTATATGCAAACGCTGCGGCAACTGGTTCGCAACGTCGGGAGAGAACACCATGTGTCCGTACTGTGTTTCCACAACACTGGCGGAAATGACACCAAAGCCGGCGCCGGTACCGAAAAAGAAAAAACAGTCAGGACTAATGACTGATGCAAAACAGGCCGCCGCCGCAGGTATGTCATACGGGTATTACATGGCAATCAAGGAGGGCAGAAGATGAAACCGGGATATCTTCAGATCGTCAACGATCTTCACAGACTGGAAAATCTTATTGCCAGTGCTTACATCCACAGCAACGAGATCAGCGATGCTGAACAGAATCAGATAGCTGACGAACTTGCATTTGTCACTTACGAGATCAGAAGACAGTTTGAACTGACAAGTGCAGTATATATCACTTCGGAATCAAAAGCAGAACGAAGCTATCAGAAGCAGTTCGGAGACGATGAATGAAAAATTACAAAAAATACATGAAACCAAAACCGAAAATGGATATCTACGACAGGGCGTGCAATATGCTGTTCTTTGTGATCTGTGTTGTCATGATCATCAAGGTCGACAGATCAGAGAACCCGCTGTTGTATTATTTCAGTCTTTGTTTCTCGGTTTGGTTTCTGCACAATGAGATTTTTTACGGGGGTAAGAAAAGAAAATGAAAATTACAGCTGAGATTATCCAGGACGAATACATGAAGGCAAGCAGCAAGACTGTATTCGTTAAGAAGAAAGCAGAAGAATTACAGGTGCCGCAGTCAACGGTCGTTTGTGAACTGCTAAAAAGCGGGTACAAGTTCGAAGAACTGAACAGAGCGAACGAAGCGATGTACAATGCGGCAGTCAAGAAGCTGAACAAGTGGAAAGAAAGCGGAAGTCCGCTGATTGAATACGAGATACCGGAAGCCGTTCCGGTGGCTGCGGAGATCAGACCGGCGGAAGAAGCAGAACCAGTGAAGCCGATCGAAGAAGAACGGCCGCCTGTTGATGAAACCAGTCCGGCAGAAGTGGCAAAGCTGAAAATGAGACTGCAGGAAGTACTGAAAGAAAACGCGATCCTGAAAGCAGACTTTGAGACAGCAGAGCAGAATTATCTCAAAGAATACCGAAGACTGAAGGAAGCAAAAAAAACGTCTGGCGAAAGCAGAGCAGTTCATACTTGATCGTTTTCTCTATGCTGAGAACGAAAATGACACTGAAGAAGATCAGACGGCATAAAAAATCAAAAATAAATTTTAAATTCATTATCAGACGTTCATTAAGGGGGCTGACAGGCTCAGGAACACGGGTGTAATGATTTCATAGCAAAATTACTACCCTAAATTTACACCCGCCTTAAAACGCGTTACAGACGTCAAAATGAACGTGTGCAATTTTTTCACAAGTTGAAGGAGTGTATGAAATGGAAATTGACGTGATAAATCAATCCACGATGTGTGACGGGAAAAAGCAAAGATACAGATTCAATGCGAAATCAAGTGATATGATACGTCTTTGCTATGGATTTCTTTGTTTTCAGCGCATAGCAACCGACGAAAAAGCAGAGATCAAACTTAAAGGCGAAGATAGAAGCAGCATGACTGCATGGGAAGGTCAGGTGTCGATTTATCTTGAACAGTGTGATTTTGACGCATTCAGAGCGGCATTGGACGAAACCAGTGCAGAAGTGACTGAATACACGCTTGGAGATGAAGACGAATGACGGTGGCTGAACTGATAACCGTACTGCAGAAACAGAACCAGGACGACATTGTGATCTACAACACAGCACCGATTCTTGACGCGCTTCGGAATCATCCGGAACGCCGGATGTCATGTGCAGTGGAAGTCGTAACGAGCGGCAGTGGATTCGTCGTACTTGAAGAACGCATGATGGATTATTCAGACAGGAGGGTGACTACATGAAAGCCGATGAATTAAAGCCAAGAACAATAAAAATCGAACTTACCGACAAAGACGCATTTGATTTTTTCGAGAAATGCTATTTCGACGGAACGACGCCGAAAGAAGTCATTGAGGGATTTGTCAATGATCTGATCTACGGTGATCATTCACACGGATCTGACGAACAGGATTTTGCAAACGTCTATTACGACCGTGTGGGATATCATTATCTGAACGACAACCCGACGTTTTCGCAGTGGTTAATGAGAAACTCTTGTTTTTACGATGCAATAATTCTGATTGAGGATATCACAGTCTGTGAATCGGAAATTGATTACTGCAGCAATGATCCTGAAGAACTTGAAGATCCGGACAACGCAAAACACATTGAGACGTTCAGACATGAACTCGAAAAGAGCAAGCAGGAACTGAACGACCTGTACAAAGATTACACCGAACACGTAGATAAACCCGAAAGTTTCGAAGCCGGTATTGACGGAATAGGGAAATACACGGAACTGGAGAAGCTTATCAAGAAAGGAGAATGGCCGGATGACTATACGTGAAGAACTTGATGCAGTTATGAAGTGGCTGCACAGCGAGGAAACTGAAAACAGAATCAGAGAAGCAAATCTGTCTGTATATTTCGTCGTTGCTGAAAAAAGCAAGGCAACTGAAGTCGGCGTCGGTGCAATGATAATGCAGAATTATGTCGGCAAGTTTGACGGAATGGTTGCTATTTCAAGTGCGATGCTTGAAAGCTTCTACGACAGACTTGACGGAGATCAGAAAAAAATTCTTACAATTGCAGCATTTTCGGCAATTGCTGAGCACAACGACCTTGAGAAAGGCGGGAAAAGCTGATGTATACAGAAATCTGTGCGAACTGCGGAGACTGGGAGAAATGCAAAGCCGAAGGCGCATTGCCGAACGATTACTGTGGTAAATATTACAGCTGCATGGATCTTTCCGATGTTCACAGCGTGGAGGAATACTGCAGAAAGTGGAAAAAAGAACGCCATTTCTGCAATGGCTGCAGATACAGCACTGAAAACAACGACTGTAAAGTTTTTGATGCAGTTTTCACTTGTTTTGAGGTCAGAGAGGAAGAAAAAAATGGGTAAAGTAAAAATCGCAGTAAAAAAGCCTGGATGCGATCTTGAGATCATCGAAGCCGAACAGGGATACAGGAACGACACTGCAAAGAAATTCATGGATAATGCACAGTGGGTCGAATACGTGAAGCTTACCAGAGACGGACTTCTGACATTCGGCGTTGATGAAGACGGAAAGCCGAAAGGCCTTGAAACGAATTTTTATATTTCGACAAATCATTTTCCGTCTGAAAGAATCGTCGGAACTGCAGTTTTCACGCGTGTCAAAGAAGCAGGTGACGGTGAAATATGGGACTATGAAACCGAAAATCTGACGGAAGCTGATATTGCAAGCATCAGGCAGACACTTGATCCGGCACGTCAGATCAAACTTTCCGGCCTGTATGACGGGGAGCATATTGTCTTTCATCCGATAAAATTTTAGTGAGGTGAAAACCAGTGACGATTGACGAAGAAATGAATCAGATTGTAACCTGCAGGTACTGCGGCGGAAGTACGCTTTACGGCGAAATGATGTGGCTGAGCGGAAAGGAAATGTGCCCGAAATGCTACATGAACGAACGAGCTGCAGCGGATGCAGAAATGGAACTGTACAACGGAACAGACAGCAGTTTCCGCGGAGGAAAAAGATATGAGAAAGTACGAAAAACCGAAGATTATCAGTGCGGAGGAAGCCGCCGAAATTGAACGTAAGGTCAAGCAGGAAAAAGAGATCAGACGGTCACTGAAACGTGACGGTATGACTGACGAGGAAATCGACGATTTTTTCAAGATGGTCATTGACGAAAACGAGGTTGACTGGATGTGAAGAAGGAAAAAGAACTGCCGAAGTGGCGCTTGTGCATCATCTGCGGCAGGCTTTTTTCTCCTGTATCTGAAGATCAGTACACGCACCCTGAGTGCGACGAAAAGGAGAAAGAGAAAGAAAATGAAAAAATGCAAAAGAGCGGATTTTAGTGACGAGATCTGCAAAGAATGCATATTAAACGAAGTCTGGCAACAGCAGTCCTGTTGGGTGAGAGATACCGGAGAAGATGATCTTGACGAACAGGTCACCAAAGCCGGACCGAAAATTGACGCACTGCTTATGCTTATTGAAGCACAGATCAAACATTTACCGGATATACTTGACAAGCTATGCCGGAACATCAGCCGGATGACTGAACATGGCTGCGAACACTGCAGTTTTCACAAGGACGGAAAGTGCGACGTCAGAAAGCTGATTGACGAAATGAACGGCAAAACTGTAATACACGAAGATGACAAACAACTCGGTGAAGTGATACCAGGTGAAACAGAGATCTGTGAATTCGACAGCGTGACAGCGTCGATTGTGTACACGGGTGGTTTTAGTAATCTTGAGAAAGCAGAGCTCAAATGGCGCAAAGTCGATGGAGAATACACGGGTGACATGAACGTTCTGACACTGGACGAAATTGTTGAACAGCTTCGGACGGATCCTGATTTCGACCCGCAGATCACAGTTGTCATTGACGACCCGCTGAGCGGGGAAGTGTGGAGATATGGCAACTACAACGATCACAGGTGGTACAGAGTAGCAAAAACGATGGGGTATGCATGATTAAGATTGACGACAGGAAGAAAGCAGTCGAGGAACAGAAAAAGCAGGAAATCAAGCGGCTGACATATCTGCAATTAGCCGCGGCATATGGTTCGGTGGCGATAACTAAGATCATTCAGGTGACAAGTTTGCCGCACTGGACAATCCTGTTTCCAGTGCTTTTATACACCTGTTTTTCTGTCCGAAACATAATCAGAATTGATGAACTGAAACGCAAATGAATATATTATCACAATATCTGCAAAAACTGCGAGAACAACAGAAATTAATTCCACAAGGAGAGGTAAAAATGAAACTTATTCACAAAAATTTTCTTGATGATCTGCACAGTCTTCTGAAGCAGTATGACATTCGTGAAATGTCTGTGATTTACGATACAGACAGGATCGAATTTGAATTTGACGACTGTGCTGACAGAATGAGCATTGAAAGCTATAAAGACGGCGTGTTCACTAACACCAGTGTAATGACCGATTACAAAGCAGAGGAAACAGAACTGAGCTGCAGTGCTGACTGAGGTTGACATGAAGAAAGAAAAATATCCGGCGGCTTGTTTTGCCGAAGAACTGGAGGAAGACGCACCGGAAAAGGCGTGTATCAGCTGTAAATTCAGGCATTATTTTATATACGAAGATCATAACCGGTGTTTGGTGGACGGTCATGTAATAGGCTATCTGTCATTGTGGTATCAGACGTGCAGATTTCATGAACTGGAATCAAAGGGGAGGCGATTGAAAGATGATTGAAAAAATTTTGAAAACACGACTGCACAATTACTATCTTGAATTGCTTGCTGACGCTCGGGAAAATCAAGATCCCGATGCCGGCCAGTACGTTGATACATTCGGCGTTTATTGTAAGTGCATTTCAGAAATCTGTTGTGATTTATGCGGTGCGATTGAAATGAATCTTTATGCTGCAGAGCTGAAAGAAGCTTTAAAGCATGAAGTGGAGTTTTTGGAAAAACAGCACGAACTAAGAATTGCACGTCAGAGCCTTGAAGAAATTACACAGTACCGTGGACTTGGCGAATTGCTTCCGGTACTCAGTAACAATGATCTTTTGTATGTTTACAAGCACAGTCACCGTGCGGCTTCGACTTACATTGACGATATCGAGGATTTTTATGCAGTAATCGAAGAAATGCAGATTAAATATAATCAGGGGAGCTGATAGGAATTGAAGTGTGTCATATGCGGAAAGGATTTTATAAAAAACAGGAAGAATCAGAAAACCTGTTGTGCAGAGTGCGGAAGGCGCCTGAACATTGACAGGATCCTTGCAAGCTATCACAGGAAAAAGGGGCAGTCAGTGCGGCGCGTGTGCAGCATATGCGGAAAGCCGATTGATTATGAAGCCGAACCATACGGAAGGCGGGCAAGGGTGCACGATGAATGCGTCATGCATGATCTGATCTGCACTGTAAAGGCAGGAAAGAAGCTGACGGCGGTACAGTACAACCGTATGAACCGCCGGAACGTCAGTGTCAAGGATTTAATTGAGATTATTGGAGAAAAGGAAAATGAAAAGAGAATGCAAAATATGCGGCAAGGTTTTTAAAACAGATCTGAGCCGCAAACTGACCTGTTCGCCGGAATGTGCGAACATCAACAAGCGTCAGAACGCAAACAGGTGGAACAAGATGCACCATACGGCATATCAGAGGAAACGGCAGAACGGTCATGTTATATGCAAGATCTGCGGTGCGGCGGTATTTCGTGACTATGTATCAAGGACTACAAAACAGATGCATGATGAATGCGTATACCGGGATTGTCTGAAGACACTTGAAGCCGGTGAAGCACTCGGAAAGACACAGGTACAAAGATTATATTCGAGAGGGTGGACACTGGAAGAATTCAAGAATGAGTATATGGGAAACGACAAAAGCAAAGGGGAATCTGTATGAAAAACATATGCACGATATGCGGCAAGGAATACGAGCCGTACTACGCTTACGGTGAACGTCAGAAAACCTGTTCGCCGGAATGCAGAGCAGTTATGGCTCAGCAGTACCACGAGAAAAACAAGGAGCGGCACAGAGCACTTAGCAAAATCAGATATCAGGCACAGCGCCAGGAAAACAACGGTCATGTAATCTGCCGGATTTGCGGCAGGCCGATTTATCGAACGTTTACTGTAGGTGAAGGACAGCCGCGAATGCATTACGAATGTGTTTTGAATGACTGTATAAGCACTTTGCGGAGCGGCGGGAAACTTAGCCATAAGCAATTGTTGAGACTTGAAGCGCGAGGGTATACAAAACGGGAGTTTATCGAGGAATTCGGGGGTGTGGAAAGTTGTTGAAAATCACTATTCCGCTCGAACCGAGAACCAAGAAAAACAGTCAGAAAATTATATGGCAGAAAGGGCGTCCGCTGATCGTTCCGAGTGACCAGTACAAACAGTACGAAAAGGACTGCGGGTGGTTTCTCCCGAAAGGGCAGAAAATTGACTATCCGGTCAACGTGCAGTGCGTCTTCTGGATGAAGACAAAACGAAAATGCGATCTGACAAACCTGCTCGAAGCTATTGACGATATACTTGTTCACCATGCTGTTCTTGTTGATGATAATTACAATATTATCGCAGGGCATGACCGGAGCAGGGTTTACATTGACAGGGAGCATCCGAGGACGGAAATAATTATTGAGGAGATCGAACAAGGAAATGAGCAAGAGATTAACAGAGCATCAGAAGAAGATGCAGAACATATTACGGCAGCTATCCGTAGCGCCAAGAATCATTGCGACGTATGAAGCAGAGATTGGCCTTATGGAACAGCGAATTGAACGAGCTGACGCCGAAAGCCGGAAAGCTCATGAAACCTACATATCAGAACTCAAGGAAGATATGAAGAAATACCAGGGCGATATCGAGAAAGCGAAAAAGATGATCGACAGCGTGCCTGACGGCATCGGAAAACGCATATTAATCATGCGTTATCTGCACAATCAGAGGATGGAGGATATCGCAGACGTTTTGCATTATGATGCAACTTACCTGTACCGTCTGTATTATGACACGCTCGATCTGATTAATGAATGACAAAGAAAACAAATGAACATAGCAGTAAAATGGTTGTAAAGGGAACTTTGCAGCCATTTTGCGCTTTATTGAGGTGATTACATGGCAAGGGGAAAGAAAAGCGAATACGCTGAACGTGTTCAGCCGTTTCTTGAAAAGATCTCAGAGTGGATCGCAAACGGTGCAACAATAGAACAGATATGCGAACAGTTAAATATTTCTAAGAGTGCATTTTATACCTATAAATCCAAAAACAAGGATTTGGCGGACGCCTTTAAAAAAAGCAGAGCAATTCTTGTTGATAATCTCAGAGGTGAGCTTGCAAGGTTAGCGTTTAAGCATACACTGGTAACAACCAAGACAACAACCAAGTATGACGAGGAATCCGGCAAAGAGATTATTTATGAAGATAAAACGGTGAAGGAAGTAGACGGCGACATTGCCGCAATACATCTGCTTCTGAAGAATTACGACGATGAATGGTACGAAAACCGAAAGACATACGAGCTGAAGAAAAAAGAACTTGAGCTCAAGGAAAAACAGATAGAAAAGGATGAGTGGTAATGGATAACCTGATTAAAGATAATTATTGCAAGAAATCATTGATCCGTGGTACACACACGATTGAATCTATTTCAGCAGGTGAAACACAGCTTGTAAGTCTTGAGTTTCAGGAAGAATTCAACGAAGGTGCTGTTTGTGTTTGTACCGGCAATGATTACCCGTTAAAGTGTGAGGTTTTAGCCGTCGGAAACGCATTACCAAGTGTAACAACTCACAGAGGATATGTAATCCTTAATGTGACTAATCCAGGCGAATCGGGTTTAGCTAATGTTGAATTCAATTATGTGATCTTATGATGACAAAGCGTGCGATCTTCTATAGATCAGAAAAGTGGAAGAAGTTTCTTGACAATCTGAAAGACCAGAGATGTGATGCAAGCGGAATCATTACGTGTGCGTTCTGCGGTGAGCCGATAGTCAAGAAGTATGACTGTATAGGGCATCACAAGACGGAACTGACAGACGAGAACGTGGACGACGTGATGATCTCACTGAATCCCGACAATGTCGAGTTGATTCACTTCAAATGTCACAACAAAGTGCATGATCGTTTCCAGGGCGGCAGAGGGGCATTGAAGCCGCAGGAAGTTTATATCGTGTATGGTTCACCGTGTGCGGGTAAGCGCACGTGGGTTGCGGAGCAGGCAGGAGCTGACGACATAGTTGTTGATATCGACAGACTATGGAACGCGATCAGCTTCAGTCAGAAGCCGGACAAGCTAAAGCCTAACGTCTTTCAGTTGCGTGATCTTTTATTGGATCAGATAAGGATACGTCACGGCAGGTGGCGTCATGCTTTTATTGTTGGTGGTTATCCGCTGACGGGAGAACGTGAACGCCTTGCCGACTTCGTTAATGCTGATGATATTATTTTCATTGACACACCGAAGAACGTTTGTATGGAACGTGCGACGACTGAACAGATGAAGGAATACATTGACGCTTGGTGGGAACGATATACACCCCCCGTCAACACGAATTGACCTGCTTGAAAGTACTGCAAAGGGAAAGTCTCAATTCTCGCAGAATGCAATTTTTTGAGATTTTTAGATTTGAAATCAAATTTTTTTCGGAAATTTTCAGATAGAAGGGAATAGAAGGGAGTTGAAGCGGTTTGAACCGAAAAGAAGAACTGGAAAAACTATGCGGATCTCTTGACGAATCCACACGTAAAATCATTGGCAATATCATCGAGGAGATATGTTTCATAGAGGAAAGGCTCGAAGCGCTTCGGAAACTCCCGTTTATCGAGGTTAATCCAAAGAACGCCGCACAGCAGAGAACCACACCGGCGGCGAAAATGTATAAAGAACTGCTTCAGCAGTACAATGGCTGCATTAAAGTCATGCTGTCGGCGTGCGGCAAGTCTGAGACTACGGAAGAATCACCGCTCAGAACTTATCTGAAAGGATTACGCCGTAATGAATAACACGTACATTCAGGACTACAGGGCGGCGATCCGTTCCGGTGAGATCATGGCGGGACATGAGCTGATAGACGAACTGGATAATCTTATCAGAGACATGGACGACGACAGATATATTTTCGACACAACGGACGCTGATATTCGTATACACTTCATGGAAAACTGTATCAGATTAACGAAAAGTCCGTTTTACGGGCGGCCAATGAAGCTGATGTTATGGCAGAAAGCTTTTATCACCGCCGTTTACAGTTTTAAAATGGCTGACGAAACATTTATCGACCCGTCAGGCGTCGAAAGACATACTGACAGATTCAAAAAATGTGTTTTGTTGATCGCACGAAAAAACGCCAAGTCTGAAACCTGCAGTGCACTGATGCTGACTGAAAGCATTGTCGGCAATGAAGGCGCCGACTTGGTTTGTTCATCGAACGATGACACGCAAGCCAACATCTTGTACGACGCAATTGACACAATGCGGTTAATGATCGACCCTGATCAGCGTGATACATGGAGAAATCAAAAGTGGATTAGAATAAATGACACTAATTCCAAAATATTCAAAATTTCCGATAGAACACGCAACAAGGAAGGCCGCAACATCGACTATTCTGTCGTGGATGAAGTGCATGAAATGCGTGAGAACGTGATTATTAAGTCAATCGAGCAGTCACAGTCTTTGAAAGACAATCCAAAGTTAATTGTCATCACGACGGAAGGCTTTATCGTAGACGGTGCGCTTGACGAAATTCTCAGACAGTGCCGCAAAGTCATTGCCGGAGAGGATGACGGAGCGGCGGCGGAACGTCTTCTACCGTGGTTATATACACAGGATTCTGAGCAGGAGATCTGGGCGGATGAAAGAACGTGGCAGAAAAGCAATCCGTCGTTATACACAATCAAGAAGATAACGTATTTACGTGAACAGATAGACGCCGCAAGAAAGAGCACTGCGGACCGTGCTTTTGTCCTGGCTAAAGACTTTAACATCAAACAGAACACGGCGGCGGCGTGGCTGCACTTGGAGGACTACTGCTACAATGCGGCATATGATCTTGAAGAATTCAGAGGTGCATTGATTCTTGGCGGCGTCGATATGTCGGAAACGACGGATATGACAAGTGCACGTGCACTGATAATGCGAAAAGGTGACAAGACAAAGTACATCATTCAGCATTACTGGATACCGGAAAGCAAATTGACCAGCGCCGACGACAAAGAAGCCGGCGCAAAATACAAGGAATGGGCGAAAGCAGGACTGCTTACGATCTGTGAAGGCAACGACATTGACTTGTCACAGGTTGCCGACTGGTATTATATGCTGTTTAAACAGTACGGACTTCGATTGTATAAATGCGGATATGACGTGAAGTTTTCAAAGGACTTTTTGCGACGCATGGATGAATACGGGTTTGAATGCGAGCTTGTACTGCAGACAAAACAGGTGCTGTCGAACGCGATGAAACTTGTCGAAGCAGATCTGAAAGCGCAGTTAATTAATTACAACAACAACGACATTGACCGGTGGTGCTTAGGTAACGCCGCAGTCGAGGTTGACAGCACCGGCAACTGTCAGGCCGTGAAAATAGCCGGACAGCCTGCACGGCGCATAGACGGTGCGGTGACTTTTATCATCGCATACGAAGTTTACAGACGGTACAGGAGCGAATACGCTGCTATGCTGAAATAAAGGAGAGTGAGAGCTTGAAATGGTTTGATAATTTATTCCACAGGCCGCCAAAAAACCGAAAGCCGGCGCTGACGCTCGATGGATGGTCACCGTTTTACTCGCAGTTTGGTACTGATATTTACGCCAGTGACGTAGTTCAGCAGTGCTTAAAATGCATAGTGGACGAGATGAAAAAGCTGAATCCACAGCACGTCAGAGTGTCGGGAGCAGATCCGGCACCGGTTTGGAATTCGTCGGTGCAGAAAGTTCTGAATGAGCCTAACAAACTCATGACGACTTCTGATTTTATTGAGAAAACAACATGGCTGCTATTGCTGAATTACAACGCTTTTATCGTTCCGACATATTCAACGTGGATCGACGAGAAGACAGGAGCGGAACGCCGCTATTATACAGCGCTTTATCCGCTGAAACCGTCAAGCGTTGAATTCATAGTGGATGAAAGTGACACATTGTTCGTGCATTTCTACTTCTTGAACGGCTTCGACACAACAGTCAGGTATAGTGATGTAATTCATTTACGCCTTAACTACTCAGTAAACGAGTATATGGGCGGCGATCAGATGGGGCAGCCGAACCACAAAGCAATTCTCGGAACGCTTGAGCTGAACCACGATTTACTGCAGGGCGTAGCCAAAGCAATGAAGGCTTCTTATGCTGTCAATGGTGTCATTAAGTACAACACGCTCATTGATGACGGCACAATGGACAAGAACTTGAAGGAGCTTGAAAGAAAGCTGCAGTCGAACGAGAGCGGATTCTTACCGATTGACTTAAAGGCGGACTTCACACCGCTCGAAAGGCGCACAAACTTAGTTGACAAGCCAACACTGGAATTCGTCGACGAAAAGATTCTGCGAAACTGGGGCGTTCCTTTGTGTATTCTTAAAGGGGACTATACGAAGGAGCAGTATGAAGCCTTTTACCAGAAGACACTTGAACCGCTGATTATTTCTTTTAGCCAGGCATTCACGAAGAAGCTTTTTACAGAGCGTGAAAAGTCATTCGGTAATGAAGTCCGGTTCCTGCCGAAAGAATTAGTTTTCATGACAGTGACACAAACACTTGAAATGATCAATATTTTGTCACCAACTGGTGCACTGTATGAGAATGAAAAACGTGTGGCGCTTGGTTTAAGACCATTGCCGGAACTTGAAAACAAACGCTATATGTCATTGAACTGGATTGACGCCGAGAATGCGGCGGCGTACCAAACCGGCGCAAACATAAACGTCGATGTAGTCGACGAAAACAAAACAGATACGGAGGTATGAGAACATGATTACACTGAACGGTAACGGCTCGGATTATATCGGACTTTCCGGCGATCAGAAGCCGACAACAGACATTCCGGTTAATGCACTCTTTTTAGAGCTTGACACAGGATGCCTTTTTTACTTTAACGGTACAACATGGCTTGAAGTAGGAGGTGGAGCATAATGAACCTTGCAGATCTCTTTATTGCAAAGAAGCTTGCCGGAGGTGGCGGCGGTGGTACTGGTACAGATAATTACAACGACTTATCCAACAAGCCACAGATCAACAGCACAGCGCTTACCGGTGACAAATCAGCTTCAGATCTCGGCTTGCAGTCAGAGATCGACAGCGATAACAAGATATCGGCGGATTATGTCGACGACACAGACGCAAACAACAAATTTGTTTCCAGTGCCGAAAAGCTTGAATGGAGCGGAAAGCAGGACGCAATCGACGCCGATCACAAGCTTGACGCTGACTATGTAAACGACACAACAAGCGATAACAAGTTTGTAACAGCTTCAGATAAAACAACATGGAATAACAAGCAGAATGCAATTGATAGTTCGCACAAGCTCAGTTCAGATCTTGTTGACGACACCGGCCACACAAACTTATTTGTTACATCAACAGAAAAGTCAACATGGAGCGGAAAACAGGACAAAATTGACAGCAGTCACAAGCTATCAAGCACGTTGGTTAGTTTTGACAGCTCAGAAGCCGCAGCACTTGCATCTGGTATTGATTCAACCAAAGTGTCACAGATTGCGACGAACCAAACAAATATTTTGTCGGTGTGGAATAAGGTTGGATATAATTTACTGAACACATCTAAATTCGATGGTAACGGTTCTGATGGTGGTATAACATGGTCAACTGAGAATGGCGTTATAACACTTAAAGGTACAAAAACTGTTTCAGACTCTTATAGAAACCTTGAACATGGTGAACTAAAAGCATCAACTACATATTATATTGTTGCTTCGACTACGGGTTCTCCACGTGTTTCTGTATCTGTATTTGGGTATAAAAATGGTAATTATACACGGCTTATTGATACAGCGGGAACAGCAAGCTTTAATACCAGTGATTATGAATCTATTCTCACTCGTATAGTCATAGGCGGAAGTGTTAATGATTCTGTAAATGCTACAATCTCAGCAATGATTATAACTACAGAGGCTTATAATGCAGGTTTAACTACTTTTCAGCCTTATAGTGAACCAAATTCCGATTTGACACAGATGGTTTCGGATTTACAGAAAAAGGCTGTAAAAGTTTATAGTTATCATGTTAATCCAACTGAAAGCGATCCTGAGGATGCTGTTACATATCTTGACGATGCAGTA